TCGTTGATCTGGGCCAAGACCTCCGCACGCTCAAGCGCTGCCGCGATCTCCGCGTATGCGGTCCTCTGCCGCCCTTTTCTGCCGCCACCGCCACCGCGCCGTGGCTTGTCTTTCGTCTTTGCTGTCTTTGGTTTCTTTGCGCCCTTTGGCTTTTTCCCGTCCATGCCGCTGGCAGCGAATAGCTTGTTGAGCTCTGCCTGCCACCACGCAAGACCCTGCGCGGCTTGCGCGGCCCGGTCTGCTGCGGCTGCCTGCGCCACGAGCGCATCGCGTGTGCCCAAGACGCCAATGATTAGCGACCGCGTCTCTTCGTTGGCCCATGCGGCAGAGGCTGCCCACTGATCCCACAGCGCCAGCTTCTGGGCAGCGCTGAGCGCCTTTAGCTGCGCCTGTAGGGTGGCCATGCCTTCGTAGTGCCGGATCTGCTTTGGGTTGATGTAGTCATAGGCTGCGGCAACCCCCAGCACAGTGCCGCCAATGCCGGGCAAAAGCGTGTCCAACTTGCGCACATAGGGCAGCACCGCGTCGACACCCGTACCCGCGAACTCGTTGCTACGCGCGATCAGGTCCTCAAGACCAGCGCTCACCTCCGCGAGGGGCGCAGCATCAAACACGCCCCACCATGCTGCGCCCTCGTAGGCGGCCTCCTGCAAGTTGGTCGTCAGATCCTTGAGCGCTGCCGACCACGCAGTGATCTGCGCTGTGCGTGTTTTCATGAGGTCGATGTCAGCGTTCTGCGCATTCAGCTGCGCCACCGCATTATTCAGCGCCCGCGTCTTGAGCGCTGCGTCATCGTAGGCAACACCCTGCGCCTCCAGTTCTGCCCTGGCCTGCTTGAAAACACCGATCAACCCGAGGTTATCCAGCCGCATGTCGCTGGTCTTTGAGATGCCCTCGATCATACTCTGTGTAAGGAATCCCATGTCCTTACCGGTGCGGATGCTGGTGGCAGACAGCGCACCCAAGACTTGCGGCAACTGCTGCACGTCGAGGCCAAAGGCCTTGAACTCAGCAGCCGCCTCCACGATCGATTGGCGATCGATCATGCCTGCCGTTGCTGTCTGAACCCGCACGATCAGCCCAGGCAGGTCTTTCACGCCCGCGCGCAGCGTGTCGAACATGTCGAGGCTCTTGGCGCCCTCAGTGACCATGGTGGCAAAGCCACGGCCGACCATGCCAAAACCGACCATACCTAGCGCCAACTCGGCAAGCGCTGCCTTGGCCTTGTCCAACTGGATGCCCCAGCGCTGCACCATGAGTTGCTGACGGGTGAACATGGCCTGGCTCTTCTCGCCCGTAGCTGTCAGCGCGACGAGTTGCTTCTCATTGGCAGCCATGGCCCGCTTGACGCGCTGCAACTCAGTGACAGCGTTGCCCCTAGCATCAACCTTGATGTCAAGGCTTGCACCCTTAGCCATTGCGCGCCCCCTTGGCCTGCTCGAGCGCATGCGACTGCCGATCACTCACCAGCGTGCGTAGCGTGGTCCACAGCGGCTGCACCCATGCCGCGAAGTCATCAGGCCAGCCGGTCAGCGGGTTGAGCTTTGACGCTGCCTCAAGTTGCGCCACCGCCTGCACGTATGGATCATCGATGATCGAGCGGATCGGGCAGATGTCCCAACGCTGGCCAAGGTACTGCCCCGCGTTGCGCCTGCACTGCGCCCTGTCACCCGCGCACCCGGCGCCGCCATCGTCGGCGCAGTCTAGCCCACGCTTTGACAGGATGTCCGTCCACACCAGCGCTCTTAGTCGCTGGCGGCGGTAGGGTCCGGCGGTGCTAGGCTCAACTCGAATATCGCGCCACCAAGACACGCCAGCTCTGCCGGTGGGATCCTGTCGAGCAGGTCCGTTAGCCCGGCGGCGCTGGTCTCGTCGATGCCTGGCCCACGGATCCGCTGCACGCAAAATATGCAAGCATCGACGCTGATCGCTGATGCGCTGCCGCCTTGCAGCTTTAGCACCTCGCTTGAGCGCATGGGCCGAACGGTGACGGTCAGCGCATCGCCTTTGACCGTCTTGCAGTCCTCTGGCCGCAGCCACCGCATTGCGCCATCTTCGCAGGCCACAGACGGATCGGTTGAGGCCACTAGATCGATCTGGTCTTTGACCCGTAACAGCGGCAGCACCGGCAGCACCTCTCAACATGCGTGGACCTCATTGCCCGCACCTATAGGAACGCTACCCGGCACGGTGTGTCAATTGCGTTGGTCGACCCGTCACCGGTGCCGGTGTCCGCATCATAGTACGCAGGCTCGATGACGTGGGTGACGCTGACGATCCCATCACTGTCACCTAGCGTGCTCTGCGCGTTGACCTGGCCAACCGGGATCAGCATGGAAAACGCGGCGCCCGGCTGCGTGGTGTTCAGGTCAACCTGCATGTAGGTATACGTGTCGCCCGGTGCCTTAACCTCAGTTGCGCCCATCGTGCTGACCAGCAGTTCCATGGTGGCCGTCACCGATCGACTGGTGACGACATACTTGCCCACGCCCTGCGCGCTGCTGTGGTTGAGGGATGCCTTGTACTCTGCTGCGAACTCGACACTCAGCGAGGCCACGCCAACGCTCGTGCCGTTGCTCCGCACCAGCGATCCCGTGGTGCTGGTCGAGGCGGGCAACTGCGGCATGGAGTACGTGTAGAGGCCCGGCGCACCACCTGAGCCCATGAACACCCAATCAGCGAACGTCAGCTCTGCCTCAAGCATTGGCTGGGCTTTGGCGCTGAGATCAAGCTTCACGCTCGTGACCAGCCCATCGTACATGATGATCCGGCTCGAATCGTCAGAGCCCAGGAACTCCATACTCAGAGGCACAGACGGTTGCGCGTTGCTCAGGAAGTGAGAGATCGAGCCAAACAGCGCGCCGTCTGGCATGGCCACGGTCTCAAGGTCGTTGGTCATGGTCAGATCAGCGCTGGAAAGCGTCTTGACCCATCCCACCGCATGCCCGGCGCCACCGGCAAGGGTCTGCACCAAGACAGCGTCAGCCGCGCAAGCCGTGGGCGAACCGCTGGCCGTGACGGTTGGCGCGCTGTAGCTGTCAACCGTCTTGCCGGTCACGGCTTGCGTGTAGTCCGTGCCGCCAAGCACGTATTCCAGCAGGATCGAGTCAACGGTCTGATCGCCGCTCGTGGGATCGCTGGCGGGCGTGGTGGCGCTCCAACCGTGAAGCGGCATGCGGATCGATGCCGTGCCGCCCTCCTTGCTGCCAGCGCTGACGCGGTTCTGGTAATAGCTCCCTCGGTACGCCTCCGTCATGAGCGTCTCAGACGTCAGGGTTGGCGTGGTGATCTCACACTCTGCATACGTGGCGGCTGCAAAAGTCGTGGCCTTGGTGCCCCACGCGCCCTGTTTGGCCAGCGACACGCGCCCAAGATTTGAAGGATGGTAGGCCATGGTTAGATCACTCCGGTGAGTCTATAGGTGACGTCCGCAAAGGTGCGCGCCTCGATGGCGTTGTCTGTCTCGGTCATATCTATGGGCATTATGTCTGCGGCGTACAGGTCAGCGTTTTGGGCAGCAAGGTTGATCAGCGCGTTACTGATGCGTTCAGCATCAGAGGTGACCCGATCTTCCGTTGCGCCAGGTGCCACAGAGTAAAGCACAGTGATCATCAGCCCGATCTTGTAAGCGTCAACGGTGAGCAGATCCGCCCGGTTGGGCAGATCTGACACGTCGACAAAGAACACCCGATCGGGCGCACGCATCCCGGTGCGTGCTGCGTTCTCGATGTGCCTGAAAACATCGCGCCCGCTCGCTTGAGCGTCTGGCGTAATGGCCTCGATGGCAGTGACCACCGCAGCGCGCACCTCTGAGGCCCTCACCGCCTCACCGCCCGCATGGTGTACATGGGCGAGACCTCACCAGGCTCGACGGCGCCATCGTCATCACGATCGATCCAGTTGTTCGCCACCGCCTCAGCGATGAGCCGGCGCAGCACCTGCTCTTGGTCGTTGAGGTATTGCGACGGGTCGAAGCCAGCCGGGATCAGTGCGTCTGCCGTGGCGCATTCGAGCCGCAGAGCAGCGAGGCCAGCAGAGCCAAAGACATCCCGATCGCCGACCATATGCGGGTAGTTGCCGTCTGCGCGCAGGATGTTGCGCACGCGCTGTGACGCACGCTTGGCCAACTCGACATAGTGCCCGGCATCGAGCCCGGTGGCGTAGCCTGGAAAGGCCATGGACAGATAGCGGGCAGCATCGTCAGGGCTGACCGCGTCACCCCAAGGCGTCTTGACCACGTCCACGATCGAGCGGTAGCGCCTGACCACAGAGTCAGAGCCGGTCACCACCCACTCAACGCGGTTATTGAGCCCGCGATCTTGGGTGTCTGTGGTGGTCAAGCTGACGCTGAGACGCAAGCCAACCATCGTGTCACCCAGCGCAATCACGCCCGGTGGCGCGTGCTCTAGCGTGATGTTGACCCCGTCAACCTGGCTGACGCTGACAGCGGCGGACCAGCCGTCAGCGCTCGTCAGCCAGTATTGGCGCCCCGCTGTGATGCTCGTGGCATCGTCGACCACAAAGACGGTCTGACTGGTCACCGTGCCCAGCGTCGAGGTGCCGCCCGATCCGATCGTATCGATCGTCACAGTTGGCGTGCTCTTGGCTGTGCCGGTGGCAGTGTAGAACGTAGCGGTGGCGCTGCTTGGTGCCGCTGCGTCAGGGTACTCGATGACCGTGGCAGCGGTGTCCTCTGTCACCTCTGTGGCCACGGGTCACCCTCCCCTATTGCGCCCGCCTAAGACGGGTTGCTGCCAATACCGATCGGCTCAACCTGACAAGCTGCGGTCAGAGCGTAGTCAACGGTCAGCACGGTAGCCAATGTATTGGGCTCTTGAGTCATCCTCAGGACTGGCGCAAGGCGCTGCCAGGCTACGAGAGGCGGCGCCAGTTTCGGTATGAGACACCACGCATTGGTATCATCAAAATGGGGGGAAATTATGATGTCATCGAGCGTCAAGAACTGCGTCACCATGTTGGTGAGGCCCTGCCCCTGGCTCGACGTCCCGGCGGTGGTCAGCGCGTAAGGCGAGGACACGGCCTGGACGGCGGATTCCTCAAGGTCCGGTCCGCAGACGAGCCAGTAGCCGCCTGCGGAAAGGTCGTAGGGAGCGCCCGTAGCATCGACGAATTGCCTGGCGGCCTTATATGCGGCGGCCACGCCGGCGACGTCCAAAGAACTGGTCAGAAGGTTGGACCTGGTACCGCTTCCGCCGGGGATCGTGTGGTTGTTCGCGAAGAACCCCTTCCCGTCACCCGTCACCTCAGACGTGAAGCAGTTGGCCAGCGAGTTGAACACCTGTTTGGCGTAGGTGTTCGCCACGGCGACGCCAATGCGCCGCGCCATGCCATCGACGAGGCCGGGGATCGTCTCACCGTCCAAACGGCCGATCGTCACCTGGCTAGCGTACTGGCTGATGGAGATCGTCTTCGTCCCGGCAGAGCCGGCAGCGGTCGCGGTGCTGCTCAAATCGGCCGACCCATCCCACGTGGCGATCTCACCAATCGAGGCCAGCGAGGTGATCCGCAGTGCGCCGGACTCCTCTGTGCGCCAGTCGACGACGTTGCGCCATGAATCGGGTACGCTCGAAAGCGCGTCGACGTAATTGAGCGTCGCGGTCGCCATCGCGTTAGACGTTGAGAATGCAGTCAGTGCCACGGGATCACCTCCGATCGTGTGACGGTGTCAGGTGTCCAACAGGCTACAACCACGCGCACGCAAGGCGCGCAGAAACGTCAAAGCGGTTGCGCGTTCAAGATCTTACGGTGATCTCTGACTCCGTCACGGTGCCGGACCCACCGGGGATCCGTGCCATCTCATCTTGGAACGTCTCGGCCGCGCTACGGTGCACCCGGTTGCGGATCTTGCGCTTGCGATCTTGGATCATCAGGTAGGCCTTGTGGGGCACGCAGAGATACAAGCCCGCGTCTCCGTCAGCCGCCTCGAAGCCGGCTTTCTTGGTGCCTGCCGGTGCGGTCTGGTAGCCCATGCGCTTTAGCTGTGCAGCGAGCGCCTCCGCACGGTGTGCACCACGCTGGCCGCACCGGGTGAACACCCAGCCGCTGGCGTACTCGTCCGGCATGCCATACCACTGCCCGATCGACATGCGATCGGCATTGTCGTACTGCTCGATCCACTCGTTCATCTGAAGCATTGCACGGGCCTCTGCCTCGCTTGCTCCAGTGTTGATCGCTTCGCTGGCGTCGATGATCTTCTTTTTACCTGCCATCGTCGCCCCCGAATGTTGCTTGCATCTGCGCCCGGTGGAACTCAGGCCCAAACGTGCCGTGAGTGCTCGTCTTGAACTTCTCAACGAGCTTGGCCGTTACCGTGGCGCCTTCCTCGACATGGGCAAAGAGCGCGGAGTTCGCGTCACGCCAGGTCTGCAAGGCTTGCGCGCCTGACGTGGTGTCAGGGTCAACGCCCGGCGCCAGGGTCAAGAGGTGCTCGTCACTCAGGGTGCTACTAACGCCCATCTTCCGCAGGTACTCGACCCGGCTGCGGTCAACGGTGCGCTGGCTGATGGCCTCGACCGCTTCACGAGCCGATCGGGTGCGCTCTAGTTCCGCCTCAAGATCTGCCTTGAGCGCAGCCACACCGGGATCAGCCTTTGCCGGTGCCTCTGGTTTGGCGGGCTCTGGTGCGGCAACCGGTGCCGGCGGTGCCGGCGGTGGTGTCAGCTCAAGTTGAATCGGCGCAGCTGGCGCCGGTGGTGCTGCCGCCGGTGGTGCCGGTGCTGCTGCGGGCTCAGGCGTTGCCGCCACCTCTGCGGGCGCACCCGCGATCTTGTCGCTCACTGTCCGGCCTTGTACAGCGCGAACGCGGCCGACGTGGCGCGCATGGTGAACGTGCCGTCATCGTTTCGAGTCTCGACGCGAAACCCGTACGCGCTCTGGAGGTGCGCGGCCTCTGCCTCTGGCACCGTCTTGCGGTACACGGCCGCGCTCTCAAACGTGGGCTTGTCCCGCTTCACCTTGGCGGGCTTGCTCTTGGCTGGCTTGCTCTTGGTTCCCTTCTCAGTCATCGCCCTTCCCTCGCTGCTTGTAACTGGCGACCGCTTCATCGTCCGCGATCATGATGTATCTGCCCTTGCTCGTGCCCACAGCGTGCCAGCCATGCGCCACCATGCCCGCAGCCTCGTCAGGCCCTGCAAGGCATGACGCGCACGCGGTGCCGGTCATATCCCTGACGGGCGCAAGGTCCGGCAATGCCTCGATGACCTTGGCCTTTTTCTTTTTCTTACTCATCCCTTTGCCCCCCGCTTTGCCGCCTCGAACTGCGCCTTAATGGTCTTGAGCCTTCGATTCCTGGCGCGCAACGACTTGCGGGCTGAAACCTCGATCTGGGCAAGTCTTAGCATATCAAAGAGCGCCGGGAAAAAGAGCACGGCAACGACGTCGTCGATCTTGCGCATGTCAGCGGCGCTCAGGTCGAGCAGTGGCATGCCGTACTTGCTGCCAAGCACCCGCGCCAGATCGCTATTGTTCAGCGCCTTGCCCTTGCCTCTCAACGATCCAGCGGTGCCACCCAGACCGGGATCACGCGTCTTGCGTGAGCCGCCATAGAAGGCGATCCGCACCTTGAGCGGGCCAAGCGGGCGGATCTGCATGCCCTGCGCCAGGGTGCCGGTATTGTATAGCGTCACCCTACTCTTGCCCTGCGCTGCCGCATAGGCGCGTGAACTCTTATAGGCGGCCCAGCCCTTCATTTTTCCGTGGCGGACCTTGAACAGAAAACCCTTGGGCTGCGGTCGTTTTGGGCTCACCCAGATGTAGCCCACGTCTTCCTCTACCAGCACACCGTTGTCTGATATTCGGAAGTTACCAGGCCTCGACGGTTGCAGGTCAGAATACGAGCCGAAAAACTGATCCGCTGACTGACCATCAGTGAAGATCGATCGCTTCATCAAAGCGAACGCAAGCCGCGCCACGCTGAGCACGGGTTCGGCCAACTTCATCTGATCGGGTGTGATGAGTTCAGGATCCCAGCCGGTCATCGAGATCCGCGCACCGCGCCGGCCTCTGCCCATCTTGGACACGACCTTGCCCTTCTTGGCCTGGACGCTCGTCAGCCGATAATCAACACCAACCACTAGGCCACGATCTCAAGCGGTCGAGCGCCAGCCAAGACCCTGCGCGCTGCGTCCTCGGTCACCCCTAGCGCCTCGACCATGAAAGCGATCCCGCCTTCGACAGTCAGCGAGCCGGTGGCCACGCGTTCAGCGACAGACAGGCCAGCCAACACCTGGCCCGCTGTCAGCGCTGCGCCACCTGCGCCCGCCTCTGCGGCCAGCGTGGCCCGCTGCTCAAGGTTGAACCGCACCCGATCTTGCGCGGCTTCCTCGCTGATGGCCTCACGCGCTGCCAACTCTTCAGCGGGTGAGGTGATGCCCATCGCGACGAGACGCTCAAGCGCTTGCGCGGCGTGCAACTCATCAACGATCTGCACGGGCTCACGGTAGGCGACTTGCACACCTGACGGCGGGAAGATCTCCACACCGCTCTGCACGTTTGTCCATGCGCTGACGGCGCGCAGGATCCTGGCCTCTGCGCGTTTGCACTCGTTGACCGCTCTGCGGCGCTCAACGTCTCGGTCGAGGTTATCGAGCCGCTTGGCCAAAGCGGTCAACGCGCTCGACTTGAGCACCGTGGCCGGGCTCAAGCCCTGCATGGCCACAGACATCTTGAGATAGTGATCAACCACCAGCCGATAGCCATCGAGCCGGGGATCCGCTTGTGCGAACTCGAACGTATGCTCTGGATCGCTCAGGCCGATCACCGTCTCAGGCCCAAGCTCGATCTCGCTGGCGGTGGCGTGAGGGAGCCCGCGTACAACCGCCTGGCCGTGTGCCTGCATGAGTGCGACAACGCCGATCGAGGTCTGATCAGACGATACGGCCCGCTGCGCTAGTAGCAGTGACTCATTGGCCGGACTGAAGAACTCACCCGGTGCAGGCAGCGCACCACGCAGCCGCACGGCTGGAATGAACCCCAGCGGGTTGCTGCCGTCATCGCGCCACAGACCCTTACCAGCCAGGTCACCCGGTGCGGTGGTTGTCCACACTGCCGTGGTGGGCGTGATAAGCGCAGTCGCAAACGACGTGATCCCGGTGGTGGCGTCTTGCCCCACGGGCAGCCGGACAAACCACTTGCTGACGTCGTCCTCATCATGGCTTGTCGGATCGGCCAGCTCGACGGACTGATCTTGAGGCGGCACCAGCAAGAGCCGCACCCCTCCTGACTTGGTGGGCCACGCCCAGACCGTTGAGTTGTTCAGCGCGACAACCTGCTGATGCGCGTTGAGCATGGTTTCATCGATGCTGATCTCTTTGTAGATCTCACGCATCCGATCGGCCTGATCCTCTGACAGCCCGTCAAAGGTGCGCTGAGGTGCGTTCAGATACAGTTGCGCCTGCTCAAGAGCCAGCCGCCGCACGAGCGGGATCGGTTTGAGCGTGTGATTTTTCCACGTCACCGGAAACCGGCGTTTGCGCTCTGCCTCCATGTCGCTCATATCGCCACGCAGGTACTGCCACAGAAGCCGCGTGATCTCGCGCCAGGCCAGACCACCAGCCCGGTCAACGTCTGCTGATGAGCCTACGGTCAGGCCCAGATCTAGAGGTGCCGCGTCTGCCATGGAATCGATCCAGGGTATAGGTTGATCGTGTGCGCTCTGCCAGCACCACGCAGGCCATGCGGAGGCAATCGCTTGCGTGGTCGCTGATCCCGTCTTTTTGGCAGCGCATCGTGTCAATCGTGCCGTCGCTGCGCTGCTTGTACCTGTAATTCAACATGGCCTTGATGAGCGCCCGGCGGTCCTGACGCGCTGCAATGCCCGTTGACAGATATAGCATAGGCGGGCCGTCCACAGGATCGAGCAGTGAGTTAACCACAGCGATCCCGCTAAGAATGCTTTGCTCCTCTTTGCTCCGCATGCGCGAGACCTGCGCGGCCGGGAACTGCTGCAAAAGCCAGGACATCTCAGAGCGCACCGCACGATCGCCCACTGCCCAATCGGGCGGTCGGCCATACTGCGCGCAGCGCTGGACGATCAGCTGACGGAACTTGACAGAACTGGTGCCGCCATCAGGGCACATCTCGTCAAAGACAATCAGCGCCCCGTCTGGCTGTTCAGCCAGAAAGATGATGTGCGGGTTGGCATGCCCCCAATCACATGAGATGGCGTACGGCGTCTCAGGGTTGTGCCGATACGGCCTGACGTGATCGTCACGGCTGAACTGATACACAGCCGCTTGAGGCTTGAGAACATCACCCATGACCTCACTCTGATACATGCGCTTCGAGTAGCTGCGCTCCATGTTGGCGATATAATCACCAGGCAGGTGCGTGTTGCTCATGCTCGATGCCTTGATCGTATACCAGCGCCTCAGCTCGTTCTGCTGCTCTGACTGCGGCAACCCTCGTGCAGCGTGGCGACGCTCGACAAAAAGCGCAGGCAGCCCGCGCAGACCCTTGGGCGTGGTGGTCGCCCATAGACCGCGCATCCTGGCGCGCGGGTCACGCAGGCGCCCCTGCAACACGTTCCAGATGTAAGCCGGATCGAACGATACCTCTGACTCATCGATCGTGGCGTAGCCACAGGTGCGGCCACGCAGGTGCTCGATCTTACTGAAGGACCGCCATGCAATCGAGCCACCACACACAAGCTCTGCCTCTAGCCGGCTGCGGACATAGCGCCGCACGATCGGATACCCGGCCTTATGCATGCGCTCGACAGCGATCTCGAACTCAGGCAACAAGGTGCTGACGCACAGATCGTAAGTCGGACCTAGTGCAAGGCCGGAACTTCCCGGATTCATTACACAATATATCAGCAACTCATAGACTGACCATATGGTTTTACCAGAGCCAACACCCGCGCAGAAAAGCTTGAACGACGTTGCGCCCGGCCCGGCACCAGCCAGGTGTGCCCGCAGCTGATGCGGCAGCGGCACATAGCCCGTGGCGGCGCTGATGAGCCGCAGAGCACCTAGCCGGTCGTGGTTGTCACCAAGGCGCTGCCGCAGTTCGAGCCAACCCTCACGGGCGTTAGATGAGTTCGTCACCCGTATCGGCCTCGTCAAGGTGAATGGCGCGCAACTCTGGCGGCACCTGCACCAGGGCGGCGGACGCGTCACCGGTGCCACCGGATGCCAGGGCGATGCGAAAGAGCAGCCGCAGGTGCTGAGAGATCCTGCCGCCCGCGTCACCGCCGGCGCTTTGATCGATGATGTCCGCCATGAGCTGCGCACCGGTCACGGCGCCAAGGTCACGCATTGAAAAGCCGCCACGGTCAACGATCTCGTCGACCCGCTGCCGGATGCTTGCGGGGTAGAGTTCACGCACAGACGACCAGGCCAGCGGCACGTTGCTGGCTGCGTCTGCTGCCCGCCTCTGGTCTTGGCCTGTCCGGCTTGGCCTGCTCAACGCATCACCTCACCGGCAGCGATCCGCCAGTCGCGGATCCACTCGTCGGCCACCTCTGCGACTGAGGCCGCATAGTTGCGAGCCTCGACGATGGCAGCGGCAGACTGTGCAGGTTCAGAGCCAGCGCGCCAGAGGTGGCGCCACAATGACGCGTTGATCCAGTCGTGCAGCCGCTCCATTGATCGCGGCTCGATGAGCGCAGCGCGCCCGCGTCCAACATCGACCACCAGCCGCACCGGCGCCCTGATGGCGGCAGCGGTCTGGCTCGCTGGGCTGCCGCAGTAGGCGGCGAGCAGCACCAACCGGCGTTGCTGGTGGCGCAGCGGCACTCCCTGCACCTCGTCATTGAACCTGCGCAACTGGCGCCAGGTGTCTGACGTCACGTATCTCACAGACCAGCCACCCAGCGGATCCAGCTTTCGAGCCGACACAGCACCAGCCATTCGGCCCGGTCATCACGCCAGACGACCACCGGCTCCCGGCTGTCTGTGTCGTTGCAGGCTTGGCGCCAGGCAGACCGGACGTTGACCCGCTTGCCGATCTTCACCTCGATCCAGATGCCGGGCACGCCATCGCAATCCGGTGACCGGGCACCGTCCGATTGATTCGACCGTGAGACGTCATACCCCGCAGCGCGCAAGATGTTGCATACCTCGCGCTCACCCCGTGCGCCTTTGTTCCTGCTGCGTCTGCCGCTCAATCGTCTGCCTCCAGCAACTTGGCCCGGTGCTCGATGTACCTGACCCGCTGGTCAGCCTCAGCGCGTGCGACCTCGGCGCGTGCTTGCGCTGCCATCAGTTCCGCACGCTTGCCGGGATCCATGAACTCAGCTGGCGCACGTCGCGTCAATAGCCAGGTGGCTGCGCGCCAGTCTTTGATCCCGGCATCTGCCACGCGGCTGACCAACTCAGCAACGCTCTCGGCCTCTGCGCGTGTGACGTCATTGCAGAAGTTGCGATATATGCCGCGCCTTTGTTCGCGACCCTTGGCCAGCCATCGCGAAACGGTAGCAGGGTCAATACCCACGCACGCGGCGGCACAACTGATCGGGATGCCCTGCCGGACAAAGTCAACGATCGCCTTGCGCCGCGCCGGCGTGCACTTGCTGCGACGTGTCCGCCCGTCAGCCATCGTGCCCGGCCTCTCGTGTCACGCCCATGGTGCCGCCTTGTACCTTGTCCCCTGTACCTTGTATTCCTGCACCTTTCACCTTCCCCTTTCACCTTTCAAAAGCGGGGTGCCTCCCGGTTTTCGGGGTGAAAAAGGGGGAGGCCTATGA